ATTGAGCCATTGCCACGTCTTTCGGGTCTGCATCTGGAAAACGCTTTTTGACTTCCTCGTCAACCATTTTTGTAAGATTATTTGTTTTCCACGATTCGAGCCCTTTGTTGTGGTATGTGTCTAACCTAGGCTGTAGAAGCTTTTTACCATCCTCACCCTCTAAAAATGCATTAACTCTATCAACTGTAGTAAAACCGTTGACATAATTTTTAACTTCGGGTAAATCTTTGTTCGTGTCTAAAAATGCTTGTACTTCTGCAATATCCATAATTTTTCCTTTCGCCCTATGCGTAATTCAATCCGCAGAGTGCATAATTAATTTTTGATATAAAAAATCGCCCCGTTTGGAGCGATTAATCGTGAGATTTTTTTATCTCAATTCGTATTTCTTGATAGAAAAGCATCTGCCTAACCACATTTTCCAGATTGTCACATAGTTTTTGCCATTTTCGCTGTATTCGGTATCATATTTTAGAGGAAATAGTTGTTTCAAGTACCATGTTAATTTACTCATTGCTGTCACCTCCAATTCCCTTATCTTTCGCCCAATCGGCGTAATTTGTATAATCTATAATCTCTTTTGTTTCATTGTCTTTGCGACTTGTGGGATTCCAACCGTCGTATGGTACATTTATCAAGCAGCAACGGCAATTTGGGTGAAGTGGTGGTTCTGGGTGATCTTCATTTATGCCCCATACTTTGCCATCAAGGTCTGCATCTTCGGGAGCGGTCAGCATATCCAGCGTTGCGCTCCACATGACCTGTTCAACGCCCGTGTCTCTGCCCATGTCCTCGCTGGCCTGTGTCTGCACTCGTGCCGTTTCAGTATTTACAAGACGTTGGCTCTCATAGGCGTGAACATTAAAAGCATCTCTTATCTGTCTGCCGATTTTATCTATTGTTATATCACCTTTCATGGCACCGGTAATGTTTTTTTGTAGAGCGTCAATCATATCACCCTTATTAGCCCAAATACGGTCTGAAAAAAGATCCCCCTTGTACTTTGCATTTACCGCAGCATCGACAAACTCTTTTTTAAGGATATTAAACTTTAAATTTACCGTCATGCCGCTTTCTAATGTATAAATATTCTTATAAAATGTATCTTTATACACTTCTGAAAGAACATTTTTAACGGTGTCAACTTCTTTTTTACCTAAATTCAAGCCCATATCCTTTAAAGTTTTATCAAATTCGGATTTTACTTTTGCTTTCTGTGATGTACTTAATTTAAGCAATCCGTCAATGGCATACGCTATAAACAAAGCACCTATAGCAGTATGAATTTTGTCTAAAGCCTCTTTTTGGTCTTTGTAAACTGGTTTCATTCCTTCATTTGCGAAGTCCTCACCGTCAACTTTAATGCTCTCTACTTTTTTTCTATATTCTTTATCCATTATTCGCCACCAATATTCTCTAAAAATGTTTTAATTGCTTCATCGGAATAGCCAAACGCCTTGCCTAAAATCCAATGTTCAAATTTTGTCTTAGGTTCGGGCAGTGATTTGATTATTTCAAGCATATATTTATCTTTATAAATCCAAAGTGTTTCCCACCCCTCAGCTAAATTTTCGACATGGGTTTTTAGTTTAAATTTATCAACCCTGTCAACTATTTCTTCAACATATCTATCTTGGATTGCCAAACTTACACATGGTTTTCCTGTCTGAACCATCTGACAATACACATCAACATTTGCTATTATAGTTTCATTCATGGTTTAGCCACCATCAGGGGCTTATCTGGCATGGTTTGTGGGGTCATAGGAGGCTGTGGAGGGTTTAAAAGCCCTGCCCCTATGCTGTTAGCCTTTGCCTCTGCCTGTGCCTTCTTGACCTCATTTTGAGGGTTGTCGATGAAACTAAACAAACTCAAGGCGGTTTCAGTACTTAATTTATCACCCAAAGCAGTAACTACCGTACTATTTGTCAAATCATCACTTGGAATATTAGGCGTAAACTTGATTTTTATGTCCCTGTAATCGTAATTAGTGCCTTTCAGATTGTTCATATAGCAAAGTAACATACAAAGTCTTGTTTTTACACAGTTCGCAAGAGCTTTTTGATTGAGCTTACATTTTTCTTCAAGGCTAATTAGCCGAGCCCTTAAAGCCAGACTTGAAGTATTAGAACTCATTTTCTCGTTGCTGTTTATGTGGCAAGAAATTTGAAACATTTTATCTTCAAGCGTTGTTAAGGTGTTTTGAATGAAAGTGTCGTTGATTGTTTTAATAAGCCACACCGCAGAGCCATCTTTGCCCTTGGTTTTCATAATGCCCTGCTTTTTCATCGTTGCAAGGTCGCTGTCCTGCAAATCAAGGTTATTGAGGACTAAATAAGCGTTGCGGAACTCGGTAATCTCGCTTGATATGTCGCTTAAATTCGTTTCGTAAGCATCTTGAAGTGTCTTAAGGTCCTTATATAAACTATCAAGCCAACCTTCTTCGCTCAAAACAGCAACGCCCACAGGTACGCAACCGAAGGGGTGAGATGTCCGGTTTATCTCGGTAAACACATCGTTGCAATGTATAATCTCCGAATCAGTGTAAATATCAATATATTGCTTCGTATCGTAGGCTTTTCTGAAAATATGCAGAAAAAATATTACGTTATCGCAGTGGTCTAAGTAAGCAATACCATGTCTGGGGGAAATAACCCTTGAACAGAATTGAGCTTCTTTGTCGATGTAATATAATTCGTATGCGTTTGAATATATCAGCATATTTTTTGCCAGTGTTGCATCGTGATCCGCTTTCCAGTGAGCCGTTGAAATTCTAAGCAGATCAATTATCTTGTCGTCGCCTTTGTGGCTCGTGTATGTGAGGTCATTGCCGACGCTGTAACTGACTTCCTCTTTGACAAACTTCTTAATAAAATTTGTATTAATACGGTGATCATAGCGATCGTTTACATAGTTGTAATTGCCGGCACCCTCCGCATCAAGGTTAAATTCATCAATAAAAATATCATCATATGAGCCATTAGAAGAAACGCTCAAGTCATGGCCGGTATCGGTTATTCCCATGTAATACATATACATTTTCATATTAACGTGGTATTGCCGTTCGAAGTTGCTTTTAACTTTTGTTAATATTTCTCTATTTGCATCTACATCAAACATTTTTTACCTCCTAAAGAGTAATTTTTTATCCATGAAAGTAATCCTGCCAATAACAACAATGTCATTAATTCGATTTGCAAATTCTGATACGATGTCAGGCGCATCATCATGTTGTGAAAAGTCCTGCCCTGCAAAGTCCATGACCTGCTGAATGAAGTCCGTGTCCTCTGCATTGAATATTATCCTGCCATTGTTTACATCTGCGACACAGCTCGCTATTTTGTCGTCTTTATTTGCCCTTGTGGGTTCATTGACGATGGTTAAATCTCTACCCCTTAGCAACGGGTCTGCTTCAATAAACTGCTCAAGACGGTTCGCGTCAGAGCCATTGAATGTGTTCTTTTCAATGTAGATACAAGTTATATCTGGATAATCTTTAAGCAGTTTTATAATATGCTCAATATATTTGTCAAACTCGGTTCTTGCGTCCATCTTTAAGAGCTCGGCCTTGCGAACATATTTGAAGTCGTTGTCAGCAAGTGAGCCGACAAGAAAAGCAAAACTGTCACTACTCTTGGTTGATGTACTCGCAGGGTCCACGCAGAGCATTGTCTTAACAAAAATATGATTTTCAATATCTTCTTTCGGCTTTGACAAATTTGACTTAAACCATTTATCACCAATCTTTGAAGCATCGTTCATCATTTCCTGTTTAAAGGCTTGCGGATTAGTGTAATAATCAATTGCCAGATCTAAACAGTCAAACTTATCTTCCCAAATTGTCTTGTACTGCATTTCTGATTCATATTGATAATAAAACTCTTTGGCAGCTGAAACGCTGTCTTGAAGTTTATCGTTAAAATAAATAAGACGAAATTCTTCCCACAATCCCTCATGAAAATATTCGTCTACATCAAATTCAACTGCTCGTTTTAAAACGTGCTTATAATCCTTGTTGGTTAATAATCGAGACATAAAGCAATCTCTATGTAAGATCGTACCGCAAACAATAAACTTTGTTGCTTGCTTAATCTTTATCTTTTTACGGTAAACCGCTTTGTCTCCTGCGTACCCCGAATCTTCCATCCAAGTGTTATATTTTTTATCCCGGGCCTCCTGCGTTATAATATCAATTCGCCCTTGGTAATCGTCTGCAATAATAACGCTTGGGCGGTTGCCATCATATTTTTTACCACGCATGGAGGATGTGGATGATATAGCCTGTATCTTTGTTTTGTTGGATAATTCAAGTTCTAATTTATTGACCGTAAATTTACTTGTATTTACTAGCTTCCCAAAAGCATCAAGGATATACTTATTTTCCTCAAATGCTTGCCGTGTTTGTGCAAGAAATTCTGTACTGTCCTGCTCTGTGCGTCCACATACTAATGTATAAGTTGATTTTTTGTAGCAGTGAAGCCACACGGATAACGCAAAGTCAACTATTGTTGTTTTGGCACAGCCTCGGGGCAGTACAAATTCTTCTTTGTCGAATTCGTCCTTGAGGAACATCCTGTCGAGTTCGTCCCATACTTCTAAATGCACTGGGGCTAATTCCCTGGCGGCATTATTTTCTTTCGGGATGAACGTATCTTGTAGAAAATATTTGCAGAAAAAAGGGAAGGATATTTCGCCCATCTGATAAGCAAGCCCGCGAAAGCCAAATAGATTATTAATATGCTTATATATTAATTGCTCGGTTGCTGTTTCTGATTCTTTTAAACTTGCACCTGCGGATATATATTTCTGATAAACCGCAGCATATAATAATTGGCGGTTTTGTTTGTCCTCTTCGTTCATATTGTCACCTTATAGCATAGTTTTAAGCGCTTCCCAGAGCGCATCGGCGGCATTATCACCTGAACTCTTTTTAATATCATCATGACCATCGTCAATATAAATTTCATATCGTCCTTGACCAAAAACAAGTGATATTAAAGCATCGGGGTTTAGCTCATCGAGCAAATTAATGACACCCATTGCATCAAATCCCAAAATTTCTTTTGTTTTTATCCCGGTTAATTCTTTAAATCTCTTAAGTTGAACACTGGTTAATTCTAAAATTTGATTTTGTGTTATTATAAATTTGAGCTTTTTCATATTATTTTAAATCTCCCCAACGTTTTTTAAATGTCTGTATGTAGTAATCTGCAAATAATGTTTTGAGCGTTGCGTTTACTTTTGTACCACGCATAACAAGCCACGGATTAATAACAAAAGCTTTGCCGTTTTTGATTAATGCAATCGCCAATATGCCTTTATCCCTTAAACTTTTAATTACTCTGTATATAACCGGTTCGGATAAGTTCGATACCTTACATAGGCCGCCAATATCAACAGGTTTATTATTCCTATAAGTAACCACGCAACTATCGAAAGCAATATATCCCTGAATAGAAAAAAGAAATATTCTCTCGTTATTGTTTAACGTAGGCATCAGTTTTGAAAATTCATCTGTATTTATTTTGGTGAAATGTTCGTGACAGATTGAGATTAAATCTTCGCTACCCTGATATTTTTTGTACTCTAAATTCTCATAGGCATCCCGACTTGACTTTCTAACAATCCTGTCGCCCTCATACAGTTCAGTAGGCGCGCCGTTTAAGTCAACAACATAACCTCTTATTTCTTGCAATTACTTCACCTCACTAAAGTTTTTATCTGTACAGATAAAGTTAAAAGTGCTTGTTTTCTTGATACCTATGCGGTTAATTGATACTTTTTGGCGAATTGGCCACTCTGTAATAATAACTCTACTTAAAGGCTTTGAAAATTTTATAAAAATAATTGTTGAGGTGAGTGTGGGCATATCTGCCAACCCCGAAAAAGAAGGTCACCCCCTAACTATACCATTAAAGTCTATTATACAAAATCATAATTTAGGCTAATACACATTGGCTTACCTATGCCATTATATATGCTTATAACAATTAAATGTATATATACATGCATAATTACTGCATAAACTATGTATAATCGGCATATATAGTGCATATTTATACAATAGATTTGGTGTTGTTTGAGAGGGTGCACTCGGGCGAGGCTTAGCCATCTTATCCCCATACATTCGCCCTATATTTTATTTAACTACATATAATGAAGCAATTATTTAAACATTATGTTATGTATAACAATCATATTGTAATCAATATTATTTACAACATTACATATCAATCATCAAAATTAACACTATTATCAATAACTACATTTGTTTTATACGTTTTAAATTCATTCTCTAACTCTTGCCTTGATGGTATCTTTGCCATTTCAACAGGCTCTAGTTCTATCCTTGAAACAGTCTTGCCTAATGCTCTATCTACTAAATAAGTCAATACGCTTGCTTTAGTGCGTGCATCAGTACTATTCATTGCAAGATCATTTAATTGTTCGAGATATCCGTTTGTTCTTGCTACAATAAAATCATTGCCGGATTTAATTATTTCTTTACGCCTTGCTTCAAGTTCAGCTATGAATTCAGGGTCTTTCCTCCAGGCGTATAGTGACGGCCTCGATATATTTATATCTTTACAAATATCTGTTATAAAGTCACCTTTTAATAGTCTTGTTATTGCTTTTTCTTTTTGCTCTGTTAACATATAGGTTTTCCTCTTTTCTTACGTTTTTTTCGCCATTCTGCCCAATAAGCGTCAGCATCCCTACATATCGCATCAAATAGATATTCATTCCAAATTGGTCTATAATTTTGATATTTTTTTACCATATGTCACACTTCATTTCGAGCATAGAAATAAGCGCCCGATTTCTCGAACGCTTTTAACAAATACACTATATCACTTATCTGGTATCAATTACTATCAAGTAATATACAATTTATTGAAATTAATGCTCTGCCATGAAGTTCGCAAACCCATTGATACGAAATATCAAGGTCTACTGCAATCCGCTCCCACGTTTTACCGTTTATGTACCTCAAAACAAGAACTTGGCGCTGTTTTGCGTTCCCGACTTTTCGTATTGAATCACAAATTTCATGTTTTAACTCAATCAGTTTGTCGATCTCTGAATTAACTTCATTCTCCATATCCACAATCTTTGCCACTATTTTCTCGGTCTTGTTTTCCTGCGAAGATTGCACCTTGTCAGGATTAAGCGTTGAAGTGGTTTTAGTTGCCAGCTCCCGCAGCCGCCGGATTTGATCAAGCTTTGAATTAATTTCACGATCTGCATTGCGGTATTGCTGTAAGTATTCTTTAGCGGTCATCTGTCATTCACCTCCCATATTACAAAGTGGTTTTTACATTTTGAGCAATCTGGCGTGCTTGTCCAGATTATATTATTTGTCATTTTGCCTCACAATCGTATTTAAATCTCCACCATTCTCAATAGCAATCACCACAGCGTTTAATTTTTTATTGGCTGCGTCAAGATTGCCCTGTTTGGCGTCCTCGTGTGCCTCTTTTATAAGGTCATAAACTGTTTTACTGCTCATTTTGTGCCTCCTCCTTTGTATAGCACCAACTTTGAGGGGCTCTATCAAATCCAAACGTTTTTAAATCAATTGGTTTATCATATTTGACTGCATCAACAATATGCCATCCGTATGCCTTGCCTTTTCCATAATTAAACAATTCTTTGTCAGTTAAACAACTATAGCCATCATTATAATTTTGATAATTACACCAAAATCTATTGACAATAAATTCCCCTGTAACAGCGCCGACACCCTCTTTGGTTTCATAAACAAATACCCTGAACGGTAAGCCTTTATGCGGAATTGTTTTACGGATTTCAATATCCTTTTCACCGTTAAATATCAATCTGCAATATTTTGGCTTAAGACTTAAAATTATCTCTGCATTAATCATTTTGCACCTCCAAAATTTGTACTCTTACAAGTGGAATTTCTGCATAATATTTGTAAGCGTGTATGCTAACAATTTGCGTGTCGTCATGGTATGCAATCCCATTCAAACTATCTGCAATAATTTTTATTACGTTATCAATATCAGGCTTTTTTGTTGGTCGTATTGTTTTATTTAACATTTCAAGTGATCTCTTTTTGCTTGTGCTTTTGGGTATTGTATAATAAGCACTTATTGACATTTGTACTTCGCCCTCATGCAATTTACCTTGTTCTTGCTGATATGTAAGTTTTATTAATGTTTCGTAATTCACCGTCTTTTCTGGTGTATACGCAGCCACAAAATTACCGCGCTTTGCAAATCTCGGTCTGCCTTTTCCCATCGGTTCACCCATTACTGTAAAAATCATTTTTCCCTCCTAAATTGTAAAACGTAAATTCCCAAAGCTAATCCAATCCCAGCCGCAACCGCCATGTCATAATTAACAAGTATTACAGAGAGTATAAAAATAGCGGCGATTAGGATTAAGCAGACGATTGTCAAGAGGTCGAGGATTAAGTTAGGTTTTTTCATGGGTATTCCTCTTTTCCAGCTCTGCTTCGGCTTCGGCTTTAGTTAAAAATATGGTTTTGCCAAATGCAGATAGCGGATATTGTGGATATCCTTTTTTATTCATATAATCAGGTGTCAATGGCAATACTTTTATAAGAGTTTGTTTTCTGCCTATTTTGATTGAAAGTACTTCTGCTTTTATGTATTTATCACGAATACGTGTTAATGGATGGATATAAAATGTTTCCCTATCAATCCAAACCGCATCCCCCACCTTACACGGCAGCTCCACAACTGTTTTCCCCACACTATCCATCAAATCGGGTAACATATTAAATATTGCGGCATTGTCGCCCATGAGGTACGCAGATTGTATTTGTTTTAAGATTTCAAACATTTTTTTCACCGTCCTTTCTGTGCTCCAGCGTCGGGTCGTTTTCAAAGAGCCAGTCCACAAAAGTATTTCTAATAAGTTGAATCCGCCCCTCAAAGCTTGCCAATTTACGGTTGCTCAAAGTATTTTCGATAGCGGCTATCAGTTCTTTTTGCACTGCATCATTTTCTACTTCACGGGCTTCTATTCCTGCAAAGATTTCAGCCGCCGGTCTACTGTCTCCGGCGGGACCTTTATATCGACTGCTATGATTTACAATTCTATCACTCACTTTTCAACACCGTCCTTTCGTTCGCCGTCCATTTTTGCACCGCACCGTGGGCAATATTTAAAGTTTTTTGGAATCCAAGGAATTCTACAATTGCATTTAGAACATAGCCCATAATCTCCTTGGCATTTTTGCTTAATCCACTCTGCGTGCACAATATCCACATGATTTCTCACTATCTCGGCGGCGGAATCAAACGCTATATAATCCTCGGCATGATTAAAAAACATTTCATTCCGAATTATTTTAAGTCTCTCCGCTATCTCTGCCGGTTGCATTTTATTTGTCATTGGTGGCCTCCTTTAGATGTTTATCAAGTATATTTTTTATAGATTCCACTATCGGCAAATGGTCTACTATCTCAAACTTATCTGTTTTGAGGTCATTAGAATAGTAATGGCTGAATCTAAGGCGTTTACCGTCAAAATAAATTACTTTCGAGCATCTTCCCTCGTTTTGGATATAGACAAAAAATCGCGTGGGATTGTTTTCTCCGGCGTAATGATTTCGCACAATATCTCCACATTTCATTCCTCCCCCTCCTTGTTGCTGATGGCGGAGCGGGCTAATCTTTTAAAATAATTTGTTATGCATTTTGGGCATTCCTTAGGAAAGTCCTTATCACATGTAAATCCTGCAAAATGAGTACAATAGCCATAATCGCTGACAAGTTTGGCAATGCCTAATAGTGCTTTTTTAAGGGTGACATTTTCCTCCTGCAATTTTTCAACCTGTTCTTTCCACTCGTCATGGGTCAAATAATAAATGCAAGTGTCACAATCATTACTATCGTTCATTTTTCTTTTCCCTCCGGTTC